AATGCACCTACAAATTTTCTCACAAAAATTCTCCATATGCAAAAACAAAGGCACACCAAGGTTTTACCCAAAGTGTGCCCTACAACCATACATAGGCTGATCTGTAGTTGTCCTTAGTTAGCTAATAAGAATAATAATACTATAAGTAATATATACTCCCCGTAACTACCAAAGTTATTATACCATGTTTTGTCTAACTTGTCAAGGTTTACCTTACGTCAACTAAAGTTTTTTATACTTTAGTGCATTTAGTACTTGACATTAGTCAGTATATGTGTTATTATTACAACTATGATTCTAAGAAAGGCATGAACCATGATGTTCTCTCCTAGCCAACTAAAGAATGCCAGTGGTAAGTTTATCACTAAGAGTTTATTCTATGAGTTGTCCTATATAGAACCTAAGTACTCAATCTTCACTCTTAAAGACTACGATATGGAGTTCGAAGGTAAAGCTTTGGTTTCTTTTCCTAAGCTTTATTTGTCTATCGTGTCTAATGACCCCACTGAGTATGAGTTCTCTCAGGTAGTCTTCGGGTCATGGGAACACTGGCAAGCTATAGCTAAGTCACCTTTCGTTAAGCCTTACATCAACAAACTCCGTAAGGAAGTAGAGGTAAAAGTAAAGTCAGAGGCTATCAAGGCTATCGCTGAGGAAATGAAGTCAAACGGAAGAAGTTCATTTAGTGCAGCTAAGTTACTCTTAGAAAAAGGTTGGCTAGACAAAGACACAGCTTCTAAAGCTAAACAAAAGCTAGCAGCTAAAGAACAACAGGAACAAGACAAAGAAGCATTAGCTCTGTTGTCAGAGGATGCTGAGAGACTAGGGATAAAGATTCAGTAACATGGCAAAGAAACCTACAATCAGTAATATCTCGTCAGGGTATGCGTCTACGACCACTCTGAACAACAACTTCACAGCTTTACGTGATGGGTTCGACAATACCCTGTCACTGGATGGCTCTACGCCTAACAGCATGAATGCTGACTTCGATGTTAATGGTTACCGTATTCTTAACGCAGGTCAAATTGACACAGATGCTCTGTATTTAGGTGGAGTAGCCATTACATCTTCTGCTGACGTAGAGTTTCAGACAACGTATCTAACAGCCTCTTATACTGGTGATGGTTCAACTGTAGCATATAGCCTAACAGCTAACCCTCAGTCAGAGTCCAACGTTTCTATCTATGTAGATGGTGTCTACCAGAATAAAACTACCTTTTCTTTGTCAGGTACAACAGTTACCTTCTCAGAAGCACCTCCCCTAAATTCAGCCATTGAGATTGTCTACCCGACAAACACTGACACTCTCAATGGCTCTGTTGCCTCTGCGATTACTTACAACCAAGGCGGCACTGGCGCACAGGATCGTACACTAACATCTCGCTTGCAGGACTTTGTATCGGTCAAAGACTTTGGTGCTGTCGGTGATGGTGTGGCTGATGATACTGCGGCTATTCAGGCTGCCATTGATGCAAGCCAAAAAGTATACATTCCTGAAGGGGTTTATGTAGTAAATGCCGCAACTGGCATTACCCTGCGTCAGGGCAGTTATGTTTTAGGTGATGGCATTGAGGCTACTGTAATTTACCCCACTGCTGCGGCTGGTTCAATTTTCAAACGTGTGTCTCCTGCGGTTGATAGCAGCTACATTCGGAGTGTCATAATGGAAAAGATTTCTGTTGTGATGAACCATCCAGCAACGGCAAACCCTGCAAACTATGAACAGATTGCCTTTGACTTTCGTTCTATCAGCCGTGGCATGATTAATCAGTGCTATGCTGGCAACTACAACCGTGGTGGTTTAAGGGCAACAAGGACTGATCCAGCAGATCAAAGTGATGCTATTCAGGGATACGGTGCAATCTTCGGCACCAACAATGCAAACTACTGCGGTGGTGAGGTTTGCACTGTTGAGAACAGTCGGTTCTATGGATGCAAAAAGGCAATCGTTGTTGACGATGCAACTCTTGATCCATTGTCTACCGCTTACGCCACGACTGTAATCAATAACGATGTGCAGATTTGCGAAAGTGGAATTGTTTTTGAGCAGCAATACAATGCTGGCTCTTATGTAGTAAATAACGTCATTCAAGCTGTTAGAAATGCTAGAGGCTCTTCGGCAACTACTTATGCGTATCGCATGGCTGGTCGTGATAGCTACATCCGAAATAAATACATTGAAGTAACAATACCTGATTGCGATTACATTGTTCGTTTAGAAAGCACTGCAAAAAGAAATGATGTATCACTAGGTCTCATTGGCAATGACGACAGCTTCATCGCTTTGATTTCTGATAACGGTGGGTGGGGCAATCACAACAAGATCGAGTATGCCATCCCGTCTACAAACCGTTATGTTCGCCTTGACGGGAATGTTGATGCTGAACTTGGTCGAGATCAGGCTCGTGTTATCTTTGAAGGAACCGCTGGAGCAATTCAGGGAACAGATATGCGTGTGTCGTCTGTTGTTCGCAACGGCACTGGTGATTACACAATTAACTTTGATACAAATACTTTTGCAGATGCTAACTACACCTACTCGATTGACCTTCAGATTGATACTTCTGGCAGTGGTGGTTCAGCTACAGTTAGAACTCAGAGTGCAGCATCTTTAAGAATTGTAACCAGAAATGCCGCTGGCGCAGCAGCAGACCCACTTCGTGTTTCTGTGCGGTGTGGATGATAGGAGACAGATATGACCATTAAACAGCAAGGCGGCATCTTCGGGCGAAATCCATCGTTTAACGATACAGAAGCCAACGATTTAATAGTAAATGACACACTAGGTGTTGGCTCAGGAACGCCAGCAACTAACGCCAAAGCACATATTAGCCGAGCAAGCAGTGGGGCAAGTGTTCTTTCTGGAACAACTTTAGCTCTGGAAAGCACAGGCGATGTAATTCTTGATATGCTTTCTCCAGCCGATGGCAGAGCATTAATTGTTTTTGGTAATGCTTCAAGCAGTCAAAGAGGTGATCTTTTATACGATCATAGTGCTGACACTCTTCGGGTGCGTGTTGGCAATACTACTCAGGCAACCTTTAATACGTCAGGTCTTGCGTTTCCTAGCGGCAAAGGCATCGACTTCTCTGCCACCTCAGATGGCTCAGGTACTACCACAAGTGAACTGTTCGATGACTATGAAGAGGGGACGTGGACGCCTGTTTTTGCTGATGCTGCATCTGGTGGCAACACAAGTGCATCAGTATTCTCTGGTGACTACACAAAAGTTGGCAATTTGGTTTTTGTAAATTGCAGCTTGGTAGATATTGACACAACAGGACTGACCTCAGGTAATGATCTTTACATTCAAGGGCTACCATTTACTCCTAAATCTGGAACCTTATTTGCTGGCAGTGTGTTTGGTCGAGTAACTATATCAGGTAAGTGGTGTACGGCGGCTATATCAACGTCTGCTGCTATTCGCCTTGAGGATAATCCGGGCACGACTGCAAACCCAAGTAGGGTTCCAGTCTCAGGGATTGTTGATGATGGCGGTGACCTTCGCATTTCAATAACTTACATCGAGGCGTGACATGGCACTGACAAAAGTAAGAAACGATTTACTTAATCTAGCAGATGCAGGGATTGCGTCCTCTAAGATTGATTATGATTTTCCAAAACACTTTGATGGCGCAGGGGATACATCTAATCAGGCTACCGCCTTCCAAGCATTTATCAATACACTGGTTTCTGGTGACATTGTAGACCTACAGGGTCAGACAATTTATCTTGGCTCGATGATTACAATCAGTACATCAAACATCAAGTTAATGAATGGTACGTTTGTTGTTCACTCTGATATGCTATCTACTTCTTCAGTGTTTAGAATTACTGGGTCTGCGGGTTCTGCTATTGCTTTGACTGGAACTTCTGGACGATCAAACTTTAACTTAACGATGGCAAGCACGGGTACTTTATCTAAAGATCAGCTTGTCTTACTTTATTCGGATGATCTTTATGCACGTCGTTCTTCTGCGGAAGTAAACGCATCTGAGCTTTGTTACATTCGTCAGATTACAAGCGCAACTGTGGCTGCTGTATATCAGCCATTTGCACAGGATTATACAACGGCAGATAATGCCAGCATCATTCCTATTACCGCTGTAAAGAATGTTACGTTTGAAAACATTACGATTGATGGCACAGCAAACGATGCAAACATTGGCATTGAAGTTATTTATGGTCAGAACATTGAGATTAATAACTGTGTAATGTTAGACCTATATAATCGTGGTGTTGAGTTGCAGACATCATATGCTTGCACTGTTCGGGATTGTATTATTCAAGTTGATGGTAGCACGGCAATGTATGGGGTAGCAATTATTGATGGTTGTCGATCCATTCAAGTTATCAGCAATACGTTCCATCGTTGCAGACACGGCGTTTCACATGGTGGTGGTTATGTAAACCGTGATGTTTGGATTGCTTACAATGCGGTTTATGGTGCAACAAACGCAGGGTTAGATGCCCACTCAGGTGCAGACAATGTGCACTTTCACAGCAATGCGGTTTATGTTGAAGGTTCTGATGGAACTAATGATGGGATTATCTATCAAGGAACCAACGGCAAGATTACAGACAATTCTATCTATGGCACTGTTCGCAATGGTATTTACTATCAAAGCATGGCGTATGTTGCGACTGATGACCGAGACTATACAGTTACCATTCGTGGCAATACAATTAATACAGATGTTTGTCAGTCGGCTATTCAAGTTGAACCAGATAACAATCCTACATCCCCAGAAGTTACAGCCGAGCTTTCGAATATAGTTATCGCTGACAATAATTGTACTAACAAAGTTGAATTTACTGGGAGTGTTATTCGTGTATATGCCAGCGGTGCATCAATGCGAAACATTACCATTTCGGGAAATACAATTCGCCGTGCTGGTGATACTGCAAGTGACCACGGGATTGAAGTAAGGACGCTTACGGGTTATGTAGCGCACCGCATTTCGATTACTGGCAATACTATTTATGGTGAAGAAGGTGCGTTAGCAGATGGCATTAACTTGAATGGGGCAGACGCAAACAGTATTCGTTATGGCTCAATCACTGGTAATGTTATTCAGACTTGTGACCAAGGCGTCTATGGTCAAAACACATATTACTTTATTGTTGCTGGCAACAGTGTATTTGGTGATGTGACTGCTGACTTTACTATGACAGCAAATGATACTGTGGATGCTAACAGAACTTAATGCCCTTAGAGGGTGGACAGTCCAGCCAAGGAGGTAAACATGGCCCTGACTAAAGCAACAGTAAACGACAAGATCGAAGTCATCAATCATGGTGACTGGTCATCGGTGCAAGTACGCACAGCAACGATCATCTCAGAGGATGGCACAGAAATCAGCCGTACATTCCATCGTCATGTGGTAATGCCTGATGCTGATCTCTCAGCCGAAGATGCAGACGTAGCTGCAATCTGCACTCCAGTATTTACAGACGCAGTAAAGGCAGCGTATGCTGCACATTTGGCTGAGGGAGAGTAATTATGTCTGCTGTAACAGAAACATTAAGCTCCAACACAAGTACAGCAGCTTTGCAGGTGATTGGTCATTTTAACCTTTCTCTCTCTGGTACATGGAGTGCCACAGTTACTATCCAACGTAGCTGGGATAAAAGCACATGGTTCGATGTAGACACCTTTACGTCTAACTATGAAGGCACAGGGTTTGACGCAGAAGAAGTCTACTATCGTGCTACAGTTTCAGGGTATGCCTCAGGCAGTGTTGTTATTCGTCTATCAGACAACCGTAACTTCACTGGCAAGAGTGTCTTCTACGCATAGGGTCAATTAAAGATGGAAACAAGTTGGCACCTAAGTAAGTCAGTACCTGTCACTTTGGTATTAGCTATTGTAGCTCAAACACTAGCTCTTGTCTGGTATATATCCAGTTTGGATAGTGCTGTCAAAGCTAATGCCAGAGACTTGATCCGTAATGAAACCCGTATAGAATCTCTTGAAGGTATCGTTCAAACTCAAGCTGTAACTCTTGGACGTATGGATGAGAATATTAAAGCTATTAGAGATTCAGTAGAAAAAATGGCTTCGAAATAACTTGACATTTGTTTAAAATTGTGGTAAAATGGCAACATTAGAACAAATAAGAGATACTGCTGAACAAGACCTAGTAACTTTTATTAAACTTATAGCACCTGAACAAGTACTAGGTCAGTGTCACGAAGATGTCTGCAATTGGTGGACAAGAGAAGACAGCAAGTCTCATCAGCTTCTTTTGTTTCCTAGGGACCACGGCAAGTCAAGACTTATAGCTTATAGAGTTGCATGGGAGTTAACCAAAGACCCTACACTCAGGATACTCTATATCTCAGCAACAGCTAATCTAGCAGAGAAGCAGCTAGGCTTTATCAAAGGCATACTTACATCTGAGATATACAGACGGTACTGGCCTGATCACGTAAACTTTGATGAAGGCAAACGCACACGATGGACCAACTCAGAGATTATGTTGGACCATCCTTTAAGGAAGAAAGAAAATGTTAGAGACCCTTCGATCTTTACTGGCGGACTTACGACTTCGCTTACAGGTCTTCATTGCGACATCGCAGTCCTTGATGATTGCGTGGTGTATGAAAACGCTTATACAGGTGAGGGAAGGAATAAAGTCAAAAGTCAATACTCTCTTCTCTCCTCTATTGAAGGTGCTGAAGCGAAAGAGTGGGTCGTAGGTACTAGGTATCACCCTGCCGACTTGTACAACGATCTTCTTCAAATGATGGAAGACCAGTACGATGATAACGGTGAGAAGATAGGTGAGGAGAATATTTACGAGATATTTGAGAGACCAGTAGAAGACCTAGGGGATGGCACAGGTGAGTTTCTCTGGCCTAGACAGCAAAGAAAAGACGGTAAGTGGTTTGGGTTTGACATTAAAATTCTCGCTAAGAAACGAGGACAGTACCTAGACAAAGGTCAGTTCAGAGCACAGTACTACAATGACCCCTCTGATCCTGACAATGTACCCGTAGGCAGCGAAAAGTTTCAGTACTTTGATCGTAAACATTTGAAAGAAGAAAACGGTTACTGGTTCTACAGAGACAACAAACTAAATGTTTATGCAGCAGTTGACTTCGCATTTAGTTTATCTAAGAAGGCTGACTCAACAGCTATCGTTGTCATAGGAATAGACTCAGAAAATAATATTTACGTCTTAGATATTGACAGGTTCAAGACTGATCGTATCTCAGTTTACTTTGAGCATATCTTTCACTTGGTTAGCAAATGGTCATTCAGAAAGATGAGGGCTGAAACAACGGTAGCACAGATGGCTATCGTTAAGCAACTAAAAGAACTAATCAAACAACACGGTTTGTCTTTAAGTATCAACGAGTACAGACCTAACAAGAGCCAAGGCAACAAACAAGAACGGATAGCTTCTATTTTGGAACCTCGTTATGATAACATGAGTATGTGGCACTACAGAGGCGGCAACACTCAGATACTAGAAGAAGAATTATCTTCTCGTAACCCTGCACACGATGACGTTATAGATGCTCTAGCTTCAGCCGTTGACATGGCAGTTAAACCTTCTAGAAAAGTCTTTAGAAGCAGAGACAACGTTGTACAGTTTAATAAAAGATTTGGTGGAGTTTCGTTCTAATGGCTGGAACAACTATTGATCTCTCTTCTGTTATAGCTCCTCACGCATTAGCTACGGAGATTGCAGATAGATGGACTATCTGGAATAATTCTCGTCAGCAAAAGATTGAAGAGTGGAAAGAAATCCGTAACTATATCTACGCAACGGATACTCGTACTACATCTAATAGTAAGCTACCTTGGACTAACAGTACGACAACACCTAAGCTAACACAGATTGCTGACAATTTACATGCTAACTATTTCTCAGCTTTGTTTCCTCAGAAACGTTTCTTTAGGTTTGAAGCAAGTGATCAAGAGGCTAACACAAAGAATAAACGTGACGTTATCCAAGCTTATATGCAAAACAAAATACGTCAGTCAGACTTTGAGAATACTGTAAGCAAACTTATTAATGATTATATCCAGTACGGAAACTGTTTTGCTACTGTAGATTTTGTCAGAGACTACACAGAGTACGAGGATGGTGAAAGGGCCGTAAACTATGTTGGACCTAAGCTTGTTCGTATTTCTCCTTTTGATATTTGTTTTAACCCCTTAGCTGCTTCTTTTGTAGACTCACCTAAGATTGTCAGAAGTCTTCTTACAAAAGGAGAAGTCAAAAGAAAGATTGACGAAACTGTAGACAATGCTTATATGAACGACATCTTTGAGAAGATGATGTACAACCGTTCATATGCTACAGGTAATGACGTAGATGTACATAAGTCAGAAGGCTTCTTAGCTGATGGGTTCTCTGACATTAAACAATACTTTGAGTCTGACTACGTAGAAATACTTACCTTCTACGGTGACATGTACGATGCTGATACAAACAAGTTCATGAAGAACCGTGTCATCACAGTCGTAGATAGGTCTTATGTCTTGTCTAACGAACAGAACCCTAGTTGGTTAGGTAAGGCTTCTGTCTTCCATGCAGGTTGGAGAGACCGTCCTGATAACCTCTATGCAATGGGTCCACTGGATAACCTAGTAGGTATGCAGTATCGTATTGACCACTTAGAGAACCTCAAGGCTGATGTCTTCGATCAGATAGCCTATCCCATTCTTAAAATCAGAGGTGACGTAGAAGACTTTGACTTTGAGCCAGCAGCCCGTATATACATAGGTGAAGAAGGTGACGTAGGATATTTAGTACCTGATGCAACAGCACTCAACGCTGACTTCCAGATTCAAAACCTAGAAGCCAAGATGGAGATGATGGCAGGTGCACCAAGAGAAGCTATGGGTATCCGTAGTGCAGGTGAGAAGACAGCCTTCGAAGTAAACCAATTGATGACAGCAGCAGGTCGTATCTTCCAGCATAAGACTGCACACTTCGAAAGAGTTTTCTTAGAGCCAATCCTCAACGCTATGCTCGAAGCAGCTAGACGTAATATGGACTATGCCGATACTATCAGAGTCCTCAACGAGGATACTGGTGTCTTCTTCTTTGAAGAGATTACCAAGGAAGACATCAAGGCTAACGGTAAGATAGTACCTATGGGTGCTAGACACTTTGCTGAAAGAGCACAGAGAGTACAGAATATTACTCAGCTATATCAACTCAAACTAGCTGACCCTGCCATAGCTGTGCATATGTCAGGTAAAGAATTTGCTCGTATCCTAGCTGATGAACTAGGTGAACCCACCCTGTTTGCTGAGAACATTGCTATCAGTGAGCAAATGCAAACTGAGAAAATGACAATCGAAGCTCAAGTTCAACTCCAAGAAGAACAAGAGATAGCAATTGAGAAAGGACTCTAAGATGCCTTATATGAAAGGTAAAGTCAAACCATATAAGAACACGACTAAGAAGCCAATGGAAAAGAAAAAGAAACCGATGAAGAAATAAATAATGAAGTCCTATTGGTTTTCTAAATGCAAAACACCTGAGGAAAAGTTTGAGCTACGACAAAAAATCTTGTCAAACCGTGAAAGCTTAGACCGACTCAGAGAAATACTTGAGCCTATGCTCAAGGATACAGGACCAGAGGCTGACTATGACAGCCCCTCATGGGCCTACAAGCAAGCTGATCGTATCGGCTACAACCGAGCACTAACCAAGGTGCTTGATATTATCAATCTAGACAAGGAATAAAATTATGGTATTTTCTGAGCAGAGTCAAACCACAGACCAAACTCAGGTAGAGCAACAAGTACAAGAAGCCCCACCACAGGATTCGTACTTACAGAAGCTCGTAGAGACTAAGGGAGAAAACTGGAAAGACCCAGAGGTACTAGCCAAAGGCAAACTAGAAGCTGATGGTTACATAAAGAACTTAGAGGCTCAACTTGAAGAAATGAAAGAAGACCTCAAAAAGTCAGAGTACCAAAGGGAAGTTTTCGAACAACTTCAAAGTAAGGCCGCTGATTCTACTACAGCAAACTCTGGAGTGTCTCAAGATAAAAGTAGCACTAATAATCAGAATACCACTGCAAGTGTTAGTGAGGAAAACCTGAAGAGCCTAGTTGAACAGACACTTACTCAACGAGAAAAAGAGAATGTTATTAAACGTAATCTTGCTCAAGTTGATGAGGAGCTAGAAAAAACCTTTGGCACTGAAGCTAAGGTTGAAATCGAAAAGAAAGCTTCACAGTTAGGTATGTCTTTGGAACGTATGCGTGACATTGCTGCCGAATCTCCAAATGCTTTCTTTGCTCTAATCGGTGAAAAACCACAGCAACCTTTTAGTCCTTTGACTCAAGGTTCTGTACGCACCGAAGGTGTCAATATGCAGACCTCTACGGAACGTAATTTCGATTACTACCAAAAACTCCGTAGGGAAAATCGTAACTTGTACTATTCAGCCAAGACGCAACAACAAATGTTCGAGGACAAATCTCGTCTTGGTGAAAAGTTTGGTGCATAATTGAAAGGAACTTAGAAAATGGCTATGACCACTTCTAATACATCGTTCCTGCAACGTGCTCAAGTTTACTCAACAGAACTCAAAGAGATTCTGCGTGAGGAAATGATGGCACAACGATATGTGCGTATGCTTGACGGGTTTCCAGATGGTAACACCTTCAACATTCCATCTATCGGACAGGCGCAGGTCGATAACTATGTAGAGGATAGTGCTGTAACGTACCGTCCACTCGACACAGGTAACTTCACCTTTACGATTGACAAATACTTGTCATCAGCTACCTACATGACCAAGAAAGCTGAACAAGACTTGTTCTACGCTAACGAGTTGATGTCTCGTTTCGTTCCTGAACAAGAACGTTCAATCATGGAACACTTTGAGACAACTACTTTTGCTGCTGCTGACTCAGGCAACGAAAACAGCAACCGTGCTCTCAACGGTGTTAACATGCGTATTTCTGGTGGTAACGCAGGTGTAATCGAACTCGCAGACTTTGCGTATGCTCGTTATGCTCTGAAGAAACAACATGTACCAGACAACAATCTGGTTGCTATTGTTGACCCATCAGTAGAGTTCCAACTGAACTCTCTTGGCAACCTTGTAAACGTGTCAAACAACCCACGTTTCGAAGGTATTGTTCGTGACGGTATCGCAACTGGTATGCGCTTCGTAGCAAACGTATACGGTTTCGATGTATATTGTTCTAACTTCTTGCCTGACGCATTTGCAGGTGACACGATCCTAGAACGCAATGGCTCTACCGATACAGACGTATCTGGCGGTAAAGTTAACTTGTTCTTCTCTGCGGATCAGTCTGTAAACCCATTCGTGGGTGCATTCCGTCAGATGCCAGAAGTTGACTATGACTACAACAAAGACCACCAGCGTCATGAGTTCGTAACTACGGCTCGTTACGGTGTCAAGTTGTACCGTCCTGAGAACATGGTTCAAGTTGTCTCATTGACAACAATATCATAAGGGAGGGATAACTTATGTCTTATGTTAACGCAGACGGTCTGGAAATCCTTGCCTCAGGTGATGCAGGTACTCCAGCAAAACGAGGTACAGCAGTATCTCCTAAGAAAAGCCTCGTAATGGTGCTTACTGGTACAGAGCTTCCCTCTGCTGCCGCTACTCCCCAAGATAACGATGCTTTCATTCCAGCAGGTTCGTTCATTGTCTCAGCTAACCTTGTTGTCACTTCAGCTTTCACCTCAGGTGGTGCAGCTACTTTGACAATCGGTGCTTATGAGCAAGACGGTTCTGTTGTAGATGCCAATGGTATCGACGATGCTGTTGCTCTTGCGGCTATCGGAGCCAACAAAGCAGTAGCTTGTGACGGTGCTCTCGTAGGCGGTACAGCAACTGTTGGTGCAACCGATGTTTATATCGAAGCTTACTATGGCACAGCAGCCTATACTGCTGGTGAAGCCAAGTTGGTTATCGAATACATCGAACCATAAAACACTAGGGTGTCCCTAAAGTTTTTTAGGGGCATCCTTACTTTTTTCTTGACAAGATAGATAAAATATGTTATCATATCTTAACTGATGCAGGGGCTATAGATGGCTAACGTAAATCACAGTTCACTTACTGATCCTTACCTTCATGAACCTAAAGGAGTTGCTACAGCAACCAGTGGAGATGTTTATGTAGCTAATGGCTCTGGATCAGGTGCTTGGACAGCTAAACAAACTCTTATTGAATTATCTATCGAAGGTTATTTAGAAGATGTCTCATCAGTAGAAAAAGTTTATGTCCCTATTCCATTTGCAGGGACAGTATCTAAAGTTCTTACAGTTCTTGAAGCATCTATTTCTTCAGCTAATTCAATAGTAACCGTAAAGAACTCAGCAGGTTCCTCAATGGGGACACTGACTATTACTCAATCAGGTTCAGCAGCAGGTGATGTAGACACTTTAGCTCCAACGTCTAATAATACAGTAACAGCAGATAGTTTTATCACTATTGAAAGTGACGGTGGTTCAACCAACACAGCTAAACTTCGTTTCGTAGTAGTATTGGATCGTTCATAATGAAAACTACGCTTCTACAGGTTGTTCAGTCTATCCTCTCCGACATGGATTCAGAGGCAGTCAACAGTATTTCAGATACAACTGAAGCTCAACAGATTGCATCTGTAGTCGAAGATACTTACTACAATATTATCTCTGCGAGAGAAATACCTGAACACAAAAAACTTATGTCTCTAACGGCACTGGCTGACTCATCACGTCCTACCCATTTCCGTTATCCTGACAATACAAAGAAGATTGAACGTGTTGACTACAACATTGGTACTGTAGCTAGCAAAGACTTTCGTGAGATTACTTTTGTAGATCATGAGTACTT